TCTACTGCCACAGGAATTAACCGCGAAGTGGTGGCGACAGGCACGCTTAACGGACTTGCCTACATCGACTTGAAATTTAGCGGAACAAATACGAGCGGCGGCGCCAGCTCTATACAGGTTTTGTTTGAGTCAACGACGCAAATCGTGGCGAGCACTGGGCAGAATTGGTCGGCATCAGCCTATGTCGCGCTAATTGCGGGCGGTTTTTCAAACATCACAAACGAGCGTTTAGTTTTAACAGAAAGATCCGACGCAGGCGCAGCACTAAGTAGCCATTCAGTGGCAATCACTTCTGCCACGGCCACCCTCCAGCGGTATTCAGTTTCTGCTGCATTGGCAGAAGCAACCGCAGCTCGGGTAACATCGAGCATTATCGGAAGCGTTGCCGACGGCGCCACCATCGACATAACCCTCCGCATCGCCGCCCCGCAGCTTGAGCAAGGCTCATTCGCCACATCTTACATTCCGACGACCACCGCCGCCGCGACACGCGCAGTGGATAGTGCGGTCGTCACGCCCATTAGTTCGTTTTATAATCAGGTGGAAAGCACCATCTTTTCGGAGCTGTCTTCAACCTCTGTCGCCTTTGACTCAACGATTCTTGCAATCAACAACGGCACACAAAACGAGCAGCTAGACCAAAGACTGGCAATAACGGCCGTCACAGCGAGAGCAAGGGTTGGCGGCGTAAATGTGGGGAGCATTGCTGGCGTTAGCCCAGTTATCGCGCCTGTTGCGGGCACGGTTTACAAGTTTGTCGCCGGATACAAGCAGGATGATTTCGCCGCAAGCATGGACGGAGCCACGGTCGTCACTGATACGTCGGGCAACATGCCAACAGGCTTGAGCCAAATGGTAATAGGGAGCCGCGGAGGGTCTGCGTTCTTGAACGGCCACATCCGCAAGATCGCCTACTGGCCCAAACGCCTCACCAACACGCTGCTGGAACAGCTTACAACCTAAAGCCATGAAGGACTACCTCTACAAGTTCCCCAACGAGGCCATGGCGCAAACCGTGCTGGCTGATTACTACGACGCCGAGAACGGCTGGAAGACCAGCGGCGAGGGCTATGCGCTCGATCCGGTTGGCGTCCTTGCAGACACCGACATGACTGACCCCGAGAATCCGGTCAGCACCGTCTTGGACGGCTGGCATCTTAACCTGCGCGTGACTGACGACCGGCCAGATCCGGCGGCCGTTTACGCCGTCACGCCGACCCAGCAACGGAGGGTGTGGCTATGACGGCGTGGCACTACCACATGACGACAACCGAGAAGGGTGTGGTCGGCACCGTTACGTCCATCGGATCGTCAGTCTTTTCTATGCTGCCACACCTTGAAACAACCCTGCGCATTGCAGGTCTTTGCATCGGAATTTTGGTCGGACTGGCCACGCTCATCAGCGTCCTGCACGACATCAGAAAGAAACAGAAAGAACTAAAGAAATGAGAAACTGGAAAACCTCACTCCTCGGAGTGCTCACAATCATCGCCTCACTCAGCACCGCCGGACGCGAATTTCTGGCCAACGGCCAAGTGCCGGACATCGGTCTCGTCGCCGCAAGTCTACTCGCGGGCTGGGGATTAATTGTAGCGAAGGATTCGACCGCCCGCCTCTGACTCCATGAGCCACGCCCGCGTCACAAAACTAGTTGCAGTTGCGATCCTCGCCGCGTCTTGGGCTGCTCTTGCGGCTGGGTGCGTGACGGTCGGCTACGACTTCGTGAAGCAGCAGGCCACCGTCACCTTTGACCCTAAGACTGTCAAAGAGCCGACCAAGTGATCCCAAAGAACAGACCACAGCAAAAACGCGCAGACACCGAGCGGCAATTAAAAGCCGCCGGAGTTAGCGATCCGGTGTGTCTGGTTGGCATTCGCGGGTATTACCGGGATTCCATGGGCGCGGTTGGCAAGAACGACAGAGGCTTGTATGACGACGCCATTGTCCTGATCTCGCCAAACGCGCACATCGCCTACAACGCGAACGTGGACCCAAGCCGCAGCGGCAAGAACCCCAGCAACGGCAAGGGTTACGCTTCGCTGAAACCCGGCGTCTATCGCTACAAGATCGGACGGCACGGCATCTCTCGCGGCAACCCTTACAAGGCGCTCGTCCAAGCCGGTCCCGTGACCGTCATGCGTGACGGCGGCGTCGAGGAGACCGGATGGTATGGCGTGAACATCCATCGCGGCGGAATCAAGACTACCGGCAGCGAAGGCTGTCAGACCCTGCCTCCCGGTGCCAACTGGAACGGATTCATCGCCACAGTTGAGTCCGAGATGAAAAGGAACAACGCCAAAACCGTCAGCTACGTCCTGACCAGCCGGAAGGACGCCGCCTAATGGCATTAGAGAGTCCAGTCCAACGCGATGGTGACGCCGGATTCCTCGGCTTCGCCAGCCGTTTGAACCCGCTGACGCTCCCCGCCGGCATGCTGCAAGACAGCGTGAACATGCGCTTGGATCGCGGAGTCGCGCAGACCCGCAAAGGCGCCAAACGTCTCGCCGATGCCATCAGCACAACGGACGAGCCGCTCACGCTTTCGTTTGACCTCGCGGCGGACAAGGCGATCACCTCAATCACTTTCTCCAGCACAACCGCCACCGTGACCACCACAGCCGCCCACGGCTACACCGGCACGCCCACAGTCAACATCCGTGGCGCGACCGGCGTGGATGCTGCGCTTTACAACGGCGACTTCGTCATCAGCTCGCCCAGCGGCACGACCTTCCAATACACCATGACCGGCACGCCGACAGCTAACGCTACCGGCACACTGCTCGCCAACAAGGGTCCGCTGGTCAAAACGACTTACACCGGCGGCATCTTCGCCTCCGGCGTGTTTGCCAGCCGCAACTACGACAACGCCAACGAGTATATCGTCATGGCCGGACCCGACAGTGCCTACCTCTGGCGCAATGTTTCGCCGACCGACACCGTTGTCACGGTTGGCTATCCCAGCTCGCCGGACGAAACCGTGGAGGCGACTGACACGGTCTCGGTGGTGCAGGCTTACGACCGACTTTATATTCTCCGCGAGGCGGCCCGCACCGGCACCTTTGCCGAAGTGGGACGCGGCACCAATGTGGATGCTGGGACGGCGACCATGACCATCGCCTCGCCAGCCGTGGTCACAAAAACTGCCCACAATTTGGAAAACGGCATGGCCGTGGTCTTCAGCACGACCGGCGCCCTACCGACCGGCGTGACGGCAGGGACGGTGTATTACGTTATCAACAAGGCGACCGACACGTTGCAGGTCAGCGCGACTAGCGGCGGGGCGGCCATCAATACCTCCGGCACCCAAAGCGGGACGCACACGCTTACGCCGGTCAGCGCCGTGGTCAGCTCGACAACCGCCACGATCTTCAGCAAAAGCCACGGCTACATCGTGGGCAATCGCGTCCGCCTGACCGCCGGATCGTCGGCAGCCTTGGACGGCCATGAGTTCGATGTCGCCACCAAGACCGACCACACCTTTACCATCGCGGTTCCGAGCGGCACACCCAGCGACCTCACCGCTGGTCTGCGCCTGCGCCGCGTCAAGCCGCCACTCTACTGGACCGGCAGCGGCAGCTTCGTCCGCGCTGCGGCCGGTGTGCCCGCCGAGGGACCGACCTACAAGCGTATGCGCTCGGTCGGCTGGGCGAGCTACATCCAGAACCGCCTCATCATCCCTGACGGACGCGACCAAGTCGCCATCAGCGATTACTTAAATGGAGATTTGTACGATCCTTTCTGGGCCAGCTTCCGCACCGGCGCCGGCGGCGACGACTTCGTGGTTGCCGTGCATCCTTGGGTCGAAGGCAGTGCCTTGGTGTTCTGCCGCAAGAGCATCTGGCTCGCTACCTTGGCGCAGTTCCCGAGCACAGACGGCAGCTCCTTCGCCATCGATACGGCGGTGGCCAAACTGGAACTCGTCACTGACGAGATCGGATGCAGCGCCCGCAACTCTATCGTCACCGCCGGTCGCTTCGTTTTCTTCCTCTCAGACGCCGGAGTCTACCGCCTCGACACCCAGCTCGATTTGAAATTGCGCGGCGACACCAAGCCGCTAAGTGATCCGGTGGCCGACCTCTTTGAGCGTATCGACCAGAGCAAGGTGCAACGCGCTTTTGGCATCTGGCATTCCAACCGCTACATCATCGCCGTCCCGACCCTCGACTCGCCGGATGACACGAACGATCTGGTCGTCACTTGGTCGGCCCTCAACAATCAGTGGGAAAGCCGCGACGTTTATGGCATCGGCGTGGACGCCTTGGTCATCGGCACCTACAGCAACGTCCGCCGCATCTTTAACGTCCGCCGCACCGGCAAGCTGTATCTCCTCGATGAGAACAACAACGGCAAGGACGACGAGCCAAGCGGCAGCCTGCAAGCCCAAGTCACCGGCACCATCAAGACCCGCCGCTACAACATGCAGACCATGAGCAGCAAACGATTCGTCCGCAGTCTCGCCGATGTTGTCCTGCCGGATGACGGCAGCATTGTGGTTAAAGCCAACCTCATCAACCCCGACGCCGAGATCACCTTGGTGCCGGGACAAACCAACGACAGCGGCCTCGCCGAAGACTACACGCTGAAGCAGCCCATCCGCCGCAAAGCCCACGCCGCAGAGTTAATCTTCGAGACCACCGCCGAGCGCCCCGAGATACGCAACGTCAGCATCGAAGCGGCCCTCCAAAGCATGACGCCTACGGAGACAAGGAACGCAGCTTAACAACTAAGGAGAACAATCATGGCAAACGTAAGTGCAGGATATAATTGGGTCAGTGGCGAAACCGTTACCCCCGCGAAACTCAACAGCGCCGCCGCGCCGACTGTCGCTGTCGCTGACAATGAAGTCACGACGGCAAAGATTTTGGACGGTGCCATAACCACGGCAAAAGTTGCAGACGGCGCAATTACTCAAGCAAAACTTAATAGCAGTGTCGTGCTAGTTCCGGCGGGGGCTGTGATGCCCTTCGCCATGAACAGTGCCCCCGCTGGCTGGCTGGCGGCAGACGGTAGTGAATACACCAAGACCGGAGCTTATGCCGCTTTGTTTAACGCCATCGGCACTACCTACGGAGAAACCAACGGAAGCGGAGGCGCCGGCAATACTCACTTTAGAGTTCCCGATTTGCGCGGTTACTTTGTGCGTGGTGCCGGAACAAATGCCTTTACTGGCGTTGCCGCTGGCACGTTTGGAGAGCGGCAGGCTGAGTCAATAAAAGACCACACTCATGCGTATAATTTGGGAGCGAACACGAATGTTCAAAGTGGAGCGGCGTTTGGTGTCCAAGCGTCAAACACATCGGGAGCGGCAGTGGCGACAGGCACAGTGTCAGCGCCAAATAGCGGCGGCACCGAAACCCGCCCCGCAAACATTGCCATGCTGTATTGCATCAAGTTTTGAGCATGACCCCATGGCAAAGCGCAAAACACTGGTGGGACGAGCACTCGACGCAAGACTTCTGGGAGCTTGTCGGCGAGCATTTGTCGGCGGGCTATGTGTGGAACA